GCTTTGTCGAACCCTGATGCTGGTACTACTCTCTCCTTAATGTCGCTCACAGAGCCTCCTGTGGCTTCTGACGGGGTGAACTTAGCACAGGCAAAGCAGTAACTAGATCCATCCTCATTGTATGACAGTGCATCACTAGAACCACAGTCATCACATTGCTGGTGCAGTTTAACAAACGTCATCAGTGTACTACCTCCGCATCTCCGAATATTTCATTGTATTTGGATAACAACTCATCATCAGAAAGCTCTTTTAGCCCGTCAGCTACTCTTGTTCTGTGAAAGTAAACAATCTCCATCAGTGTGACATGGTAAAGATCATACTCAATCAACTCTTCAATCATTTGTTCTCTAGTCATCATCCTTCTCCCATATTGTATCCCTCACTAAATCCCAAGCAGAAAGAATCTCATGCGTCTCATCAACAGTGTATTCAGTCGAGCCTTGCACTTTGTGAAACATAACAAAGTCAATCAACTCCTCTGCATCAATCAGATCATCAGTATCAAAACGCAACCACCACGATTTTGTTGTGTCGTTATCAATCTTCATACTATGTAGTTCCTATGTATTAGTAATAGTATTATTAATAATATTAATACTTAGTTATCTATATAGATTATTTTACCACACTCAGTGTTGAAGTGCAACCCTGTTTTCTCGGTCTTTTTTCGCATTAATAATACGTTCATTCAACTCGTCACTGTCCCATGAGGTAGTACAACAAGGAGATTCAAACACCTCTACCTCACCGTGTTCATACAGATCAGGGTGCAGGAACACTTCGTTAATAGCAAGCATATATTCTGGTGTTATGTCACACCACTGACAATCTATTAACTTGATCTGATATCCTTGGTCTTCGTATATCTCAGAGAAACCAAACTCCATGACACCGCTATCGCCATCTGTGTACAACACACCAACAGATGTGTACGACTCAACCGCATCAGCTTCATCTACGATGTCACCGTCATCGTCCACATAGTCAGTGTGTTTACGCACCATGAACTTAGCACCAGACAAACATTCAGTAAACTTGCTTAGGTGTTCTAAGTCATTGAATGAATACCTCTCTATCACTTCAAGTCTTTGTTCGTTACCATTCGCCATGTTTAATTCTCCTACTTTCTTCACCATGATATTGCTTGACTTCTATGTCAAGAAGACAAAGGAACTGATCAAGTTTCCCTGACCGTTTTAGTTTCCACAGTGCCCTGCGTTCTATGTTTTTCACTGATTGACGGGATATGCCTAATGTCTCGGCTATCTCCGTGTATGTCATACCATCTCTCATATTAAATCTCGATACCTCCAAAGATTTCGTTTAGTTTACGGTACACATTCTCTGTCCAATCGTTGTAACTGTAGTCAGAGATAACAACCATAGGCTCACGCTCTGACCCGTTGTTGTAGATCAACGAGAACCACCCACGACAGTTACCATCCTTGTCGTATGCTTCCACCTGATCTAGCTCAGTCTGTGCTAGGTTCTTTAGGATGTGTGCTTTACTGCTACACCCATGCACAGATAGCTCCTCACCATCCCACACTGACACCTTGCCATCATCACGCAGGCAGAAGTCAATCAACATCTGGATAACAGGACGCTCGCTTGCGCCTGCATACTCAGGTAACGCTGTATCAAATTGAACAATCATACTTCATCTCCATGATCACTATAGTGATAGTCTGCATTGCTTATCTCATCAGAAATAAGATCGAATATATAACTAGTGTTGATCCAATTAGTGATATCAACTCCACGCGATTTAACTGATACCAATTCAACTAAGTCCTCCTCGTCACCATACACAATGTATTCGATGGTTGCATACAGAGTCATCCATTCGCAGTCTAACTCCACATCCATCACCTGATTACCATACATACTAGCCGTGCCCATAGCATTCCTCCACGCCATCTGTTTAAGTAACTCTGATTGGCTCATAGCCTCCTCTCCTTCTGTTGTTGCTGTACGTGCTCAATGTCTCGCAGTTCTAATTCTCCCACGATTCCTAGCACAAATACAAGTGCTATTGTGGCAATTAAAGCGCTGATATGTTCTCCGATTGTCTCTGGCATGATGTTACCCTCTCTTTTTCTGTGAATCAAAATAATCGTCTAAGGCTTTACGCCATACGTCATCGCCAAACTTTATAGCGTATGCCATGTAAAGAGCGTGCGATGTGCTCACGATTGGCGAGTCATTCTTTAGCTTGTGAATGTACGCTTTTACCGCATCCTGTAGTGTCATGCTGTTACCCTCTCGCGTCAATGATGTTTTCTGCTGTGTTCTCTAGGTTGTAGCTTTGACAGACAAAGCCACCCCCAAAGTCTCGCCCACGGTACACTCTGAAGCCCTGAGCGTTGGCTAGTTTTTTGGCCTCGTCGTAATCAGACCCAAAGGCCAACCAGTGTATAACGTACCTCGGATTCCCGTAAACGTCGTTGTTGACTCGGTAAAAGTTATGCCCCAGCTTGAGGCGTGTATTGTGGTCAAGGTGTGCTTTGTTCATGGTTTAATCCTCGTTTCGTATGTTTCGTATGTTTAAAAGCTCTTATGTATGTCTCCCGCTCTCCAGATAACAGGGGATCAATCCTGCTATCTTTTGACGTAGGTTACACCCTACCGCCTCAGCTTAATCCCAGAGGAGTCTACAGCAAGCGTCAGCAGACAAGAGACATACTTAAAAACTCCGGTTGGCTTACCAGTGGACACCTTATAGATGCCCACCAGAAAGTCAACCCCTATTTTATTTTGGCGTTGGCGTATCCGTTGAGGCCATAGGTAACTCGCTCGATTTCTACGCCTAAACTATCGGCCGCATCTTGCATAGCGCTAGCAGGGCCATGAAATCCGTTGAAATAAACCTTTTGGGATAACTGCGCCTTTCCAATGGTTTTATCCATTGTCCAACTGACAACATGGCAAATGGCCCCGCCATCTTCTTTAGTCTGACAAAAAATATAATCCGTCATTTCTTTATCCCTCGATTTCTGTTGCCGCAAACAACCATCCATTGACCCGGATTAATTCCTGCTCGTCGTGGTCGAATGCAACGAATGTATCGTCCAGATCGGTATCAGGTGGCACTGATACATCTAACTCATGACCGTACATAGACGACAGAAAATATTGTTTCCAGCCCATGCGGGTGCAGTCGTTATCACAAGTTGGTCGGTTCATCTGTTTACCCTCGTTTGGTGTGTTGTGTTGCGTTGGTTTACCAGTGAGCACCTTACGCGATGCCCACCAGTAAAACAACCCCCTTTAATTTTTGAATTTGTATTCTGCAATGGTTTCTACAGGATCAAACGTATTGCTGTATCGTACCACCCGAACGCTGAATGTTTCATATTTTGAAACGTGCTGACCTAGCGCTTTACATGCTTCGAATCTGTTGTCATGCTGTGATTCTGCAAACCATGCTGACCAACGATTGTTAGTACGCTTGTATCTATATTCTAGTGTGTACATATTGAGTACCCTCCTTATGACTCCATAAATTTAGTGAATGATTCGTAGTCTTTTGTGTATCCGTTCAGGTGACATTTTTCTCTCGCTATCTGGAACCTATATTCGTCAATGTCTCGCATGGTCTGAACTACCTGATCATACGGTGCACTCTTATCGTAGGCATCGGCTTCGCCGTAGAATAGCTTTGCTATTACTCTGATTTCATTAATAGTCATATTGATTACCCTCTATATAGTTAATGTGATTACCATATGTGTATTCTCAGGCTGGCGTATCTGTCCCGTCAATGGGTTTTTGCATGTATTTTTATGGTAATTTGTCACAATAATGTAATGCTTTATAACTCTAAGCACAAACCGTGCCAACTTTGTTGAGAATCATTCTCATTTAGATGTTGAGGGTGTGATCTTCGTTGGTCTTCGTTGGGCTGTCGGAGGCTGTAGAAGCACCCACTCAGACTCTCATTCTTGCACATCTCCGCAATGCTATTGAGAATCATTATCATATCTGCCCTGGTGCTCTAATGCAAATGCGAATCATTATCATTTCCATTCTCATTTAGGGGCCGGGGGAGGGGTATTGCAGATGTCTGCGCGCGGGGGTGCTACCCAGATACAAAAAAAGGTCAAATTAGGTTAGTATAATCCTAGTAAATTGTCCTTATTTATTAAAAAGTTAGTGCTTACTAACTAGTACGGTGTAATCTGCACTGTAAATCCGTAGAATCTGCACTGTAACTGGGTATTTACACTGTAAATTTTCCATCTTTTACAAATAGTTCTTGACTTTTCCTTAAAAATATGGTATAATAATATGTATATATAGAACAGTACAGTTCCTAACTACAAATTAAATACAACTATTAGGAACAAATATAAGAAAAGAACCAAAAAACCCAACTAGGTTAAGTCTATATAGATGGATAACGACACAGGCTCGTCTAGAGACGACAAAAAATCAGGTAATCCTGTTGGTCGCCCTAAAAGATCTTCTGTTTCCTCCAAGAAAAAAGGGGGCAGAGGGGCTGTAGGTAGACCTAAAGGTGACGCTGCAATCATAAATGAGTACAAGGCAAGGATGTTGAACTCTCCTCGTTCTCGTGCCGTGATGGATGCTATATTTGATGCAGCATTAGACCCAGACCACAAGAATCAAGCAGCAGCATGGAAGTTAGTTATGGATCGTATTCTTCCTGTTGCTGCATTTGAAAAGGAGATCGTTAAAGATGGAGGCAGAAGTGCAATCCAGATTAACATCACTGGCGTTGGAACTACAACTATTTCTGATGGCAGTGAAGAGAGCCAGCCTATCGAAGGTGAACTTGCTGATTGACGAAGCTGAAGACCAATCTGCCTTATTCTTTGAGTACTTGAGGGACAAAACTTCTTGAGACACTTCACCGTAGCTGAGTTCAACTGTCAACACACAGGCGAAAACAACATGGAACCAGAGTTCATGGAATTAGTAGATGAACTTAGGGATCGGTGTGGTTTTCCTTTTGTTATCACCAGCGGCTTTAGAAGCCCTACCCACCCCATAGAAGCCAAGAAAGATGTACCGGGAACCCATTCGCAAGGAATAGCGGCAGACATAAAAATAACTAACTCTGCTCAGCGGTACACAATAATAAGAGAGGCGCTTCAGTTGGGTTTTACGGGTATAGGCGTCGCTGGTGACTTTATTCACGTAGACACACGGGGTTCTGCTCCTGTGATTTGGACTTACTGATGCTGTACACAAGACACAAAACCCTTACAGATAATACAGAGCAATCAATACTAACAATTCCTAGTGGACACGTAGCCCACGTAAAGTACGTTTTTATTGCTAACCACGGAGGTTCTACGAACCAAATAGACCTCTTCTGGGAGACAGGTGGAGTGCCTGATGTTTACATTTTTGACGGTACTTCCCTTGGCGCTGGAAACAAAGAAATACTAGGGGACTCTGGTTCTGGTGTAGTTTTTGTTTTATCTGAAAACGAAACATTAAAAGCACAAGCCAGTTCAGCAACAGGAAGCGTAGAAGTTGTTGTAACTATAGACTTGTTACCACAGCCTCCTGTATTTGTAAACTTTAACGGTGCGTGAAAACAATGATTACTTTTCTGGGTGCTGATTGGTGTCCTGCGTGTAGAAGAACCAAACAAACCCTAAAAGATTTAAACATAGAACATAACTATGTACATATCCCTCCGGGTCAAGCTGGTTGGGACTTAGTGGAAACGATGACAGGGAAGCGATCTATACCACAAATATTCTACCACTTTGGTGGATCAAAAGAGTTTAATAGCGCATTAACTTCTTTAAATCTCATAGGAGAAAACAACCAGTGAAATATCTTGCAGCCTTTTTGTTTCTTTTCTCATCTTTGTCTTTTAGTCAAACTGTAATCAACTACGATGACGGTTCTACTTATACGTTAGAAGACAACGAACACATTTTTGTAACAACACACAACGTCTACTCTAAAACCACTTACAAAAAAGGTGGTGTTTATTTTAAACCAGTAGACGTAAACAAAAAACGTGACTTTGTTCCTTCTGAAACTGATGGTATGGAGCCGGGTTCTGACGAATGGTGTGAAGTCTACGTACCGTACACTAACGGCTACACTTTTGACGATCAACTATGGGAACGAGCCTGTAAAGATTGACAGATCTAAACGTACAACTGTTGCCGTGGCAGCAGGAAGTCTACTCTGATCCTACTAGGTTCAAGGTAGTAGCCGCTGGGCGAAGGACAGGGAAGTCTCGCCTAGCTGCTTGGATGTTGATTATCAACGCCCTACAGTCCGACAAAGGACACGTTTTTTACGTTGCGCCCACCCAAGGGCAAGCCCGTGACATCATGTGGCAAACCCTGTTGGAGCTAGGACACCCTGTTATATCTGGAAGTCACATCAACAACCTCCAGATCAGGCTGGTCAACGGGGCCACGATTACTCTCAAGGGAGCCGACAGGCCAGAGACAATGCGTGGTGTGTCCTTGAAGTTTCTCGTGATGGACGAGTACGCAGACATGAAACCTGAAGTCTGGGAACAAATACTCCGTCCAGCACTAGCTGACCAAAAAGGATCAGCAATGTTCATAGGTACGCCTATGGGCAGAAATCATTTTTACGAGTTGTTTAAACACGCAGAGCTAGGTGACGATGAGACTTACAGGGGCTGGCATTTCACCAGCTACGATAATCCAATCTTGGACCCAAACGAAATCGACATGGCAAAGAAATCAATGTCGAGTTACGCCTTTAGACAAGAGTTCATGGCCTCGTTTGAAGCCAGAGGCTCAGAGATGTTCAAAGAAGATTGGATTAAGTTTGGAGAAGAACCAGAAGACGGTGACTACTACATAGCTATTGACTTGGCTGGTTTTGAAGAAGTAAACAAGAAACGAACAAAGAACACTAAACTTGATGAAACCGCAATCGTTGTTGTTAAAGCTGGTCCTAGTGGTTGGTACGTTGATAACATTATACATGGGCGGTGGAGCTTTGATGAGACTGCCACCAAGATATTTCAGGCCGTTAGAGACTACAAACCCGTTAGCGTTGGTATTGAAAAAGGAGTCTTGCGACAGGCAATAATGAGTCCTTTAACAAACCTTATGAAACAATACGGAAGGTTTTTTAGAGTAGAAGAGCTGTCTCACGGTAACAAGAAAAAAACTGATAGAGTAATGTACGCATTACAAGGAAGATTTGAAAACGCTCAAGTAACATTAAACAAAGGAGCGTGGAACAATAAATTTTTAGATCAACTGTTTCAGTTTCCAGATCCTCTTACTCATGATGATTTAGTTGATGCACTAGCGTACATAGATCAACTAGCTAAAGTTGCATATCATTATGACTTTGAAATTGACGATCATCAAATATTAGATGTAATAGCAGGATACTAATATGGCAGAAGAACTATTTAGCCCAGATCCTTTAATGATGGAGGAGTCTCTGGAAGAGTGGGTAATGACCAAGTGTGAAAACTGGCGTGACCACTATGAGTCAAACTACGAACAACGGTTTGAAGAATACTACCGATTGTGGCGAGGACAATGGGATCCTGCTGATTCAGAACGATCATCAGAAAGATCACGTATTATTTCTCCTGCGCTTCAGCAGGCTGTAGAGTCTAACGTAGCAGAACTAGAAGAGGCTACGTTTGGTAGAGGTAAGTGGTTTGATATATCAGACGATACTAACGATCCCAACAAACAAGACATCCTGTACCTTCGTAAAAAACTTACAGAAGACTTTGAAGCCTGTAAGGTTCGTAAAGCTGTGGCTGAGTGTCTTATTAATGCTGCTGTCTTTGGTACAGGCATTGGTGAAATTACTCTTGAAGAAATTAAAGAAATGGCTCCCGCTACAGAGCCAATCATGGATGGACAACTACAAGCAGTAGGCGTCTCTATTACTGATCGTGTGGTTGTAAAATTAAAACCTGTATTGCCTCAGAACTTTCTGATTGACCCTGTAGCTACGTCTATTGAGGATGCTATGGGTGTTGCTGTAGACGAGTTTGTGTCTAAGCACAGCGTAGAATTACTACAAGAACAAGGAGTGTACAGAGAGGCATACATTGAATCTGCTGCACCTGACAGTGACCTAGAGCCTGACCAAGACCTTACGCTGTACAATGACGACAAAGTACGACTCACTAAGTACTATGGACTAGTACCAAAAGAATTACTTGAGTCTGAAGGCGTAGACATAGAAGAAGATTCTAAGTACGTTGAGGCTATAGTAGTAGTCGCTAATGGTGGTACGCTTCTTAAAGCTGAAGCTAATCCTTACATGATGCAGGATCGTCCTGTTGTTGCGTTTCCTTGGGATGTAGTACCCGGACGTTTCTGGGGCAGGGGAGTATGCGAAAAAGGATACAACAGCCAAAAAGCTCTTGATACAGAACTACGTGCACGTATTGATGCATTGTCACTTACTATTCATCCTATGATGGCGATTGATGCGACTAGATTACCTAGAGGCGCTAAACCAGAAATTCGCCCCGGCAAGATGATACTAACTAATGGAGATCCCCGTGAAGTACTTCAACCTTTCAACTTTGGGCAAGTGGGGCAAATCACTTTTGCACAAG